ATAAAACGCCTCACCACCTTTGTTGGTCTCCCATCTTCCCGCCGATTTGTTGTCAGCTTTGAGTGAAACGTCAGGAAACACTTGTTTATATTCTGGTGAGTCGATTAGATCACGGACCTTACGTCCAAATCTAAACGCAAGTTCTGCCGTGTGCGTAATCTGCATGAGTTTTAGTTTGGGATTGATACCTAAGAGCCAACTTGGAAAGAACACGGAAGCAAATTCAGACTTGGTGTGCCTTGGTGGCATGTTAATTATTAATCTTTTGATCTTGCCGTTGGCTACGTCTTCTAGTTTTTGCGCAAATATTTTGTGGTGCTCGCCCTGTACAAAATCAGGCCACATGTGTTTGATGTATTCAATAAAATTTTCTCTGCCTTCCTTTTGTAAAATTTTAGCGTCTAAGGCTTGAGTGTAAGATAGTAGTTCTTTGGCTGCGTCTGGATAAGTTTCAGCAAACTTTTCTAAATCAAAGTCTTCTTTTGTCATTTTGTTTTTTGAGTCCTGCTTGTTTACCAATCATATATCCTATAACAAAAGGTAGCACTAAAACAAATATTCCTAATAGATCCATCATTTGAAAGGTTTTAAAGTAGGTACGTGATTAATTATATTCAAAGCTTCTTCCAAGCTTTCTCTAGTATCTAGCTTGTCAAAATCTTCAATGCGTTTAGAAATAGATTTCATGTCAGTATTGTAAGGTATGAATAAAACTTTGCCTAAAGGTATGGCAACCAAAGCATAGATGTCTACGTCACTAGCAGTGTAACGAATTTTTTCTGAGTCATCGGGTCTGTATCTGCCAGGTCGAAAATCCCAACGATAATATTCCTTGCCTTTGTGTTTCCAAATGCTGTTGGTGCTTTTTACTTGGACTTTATACAGACGATCAGAATGATCTAGAATAAGATCGGCTTTGCTGTTTTCGTTGGTCAAGATTACTGAGTCACAATACTGCAGCAAATAAAATGCTACTAGGTGCTCTCCAGCTCTACCTATCCTACTTTTTTCATCAACCACAAATTTTCTCCGGGTCGGGACTCCTACCTTTGTGTCTGCAAAAAGGGGGGTCTTGAGTCCTAACTTAACTGATATTTTTTCTTGTGTCTATTTCTTTTTCTATAGTCTACTGTGTACAGTAAAACGTTTGGGGGGGGACGCCCCATGCTATTAAACATATCCAACTGACAAGCCATCAGTACCATGTTGTTTACATATTAAACTATTGTGACAGAACAGAACGAAATGGTATGTACCACATCGTTCTTTGTTCTTGGTCACATAGTTTAATATGGGCATGGTACTGATGGCTTGTCAGTTGCCCCGCCCACACGCGTGATGTAAGAAACCACTTGCGTTTATATAAGATACATGAGATACTGCTTATATCTTTAATAAACCATAGGAGGACATATGAAGATAATATTTAACTTAACCTTGGACAATGGCACAGTGATTGGTGGCGTTGAAAATGACTTAAGAGATTTAGTCATCAATGGTGTGACAGTTGTCAGTAATGGCAGAGCCGACACTATCCAGATAGAAGAGATCACTAACTTAAGTGATCAGTTTCAACCTAGAAGATTGGAGGACTTGTCATGAGAAAATGTTCACTTTGTGGAAAGTCTTTTGAAGGCATGGGGCATAACCCCATGCCCTTGAGAGAATATACCGAACGTTGCTGTGATGACTGCAATGAGGATTTTGTAATCCCTATTCGTATGGATTTGTTAGGGCGTAGCATCAGGGATAATACAGAATGATTTCATATGTCCCTACGATTAAGGGCGGCTTAGGTCGCCCTTTTTTTGTATTTGCTACGCTTGGATCCCGCTGGGCAGCCAGCAGCCTCCTTCAGCAACCAGATACAAGCGACAAGTAATCAGATACAAGCGACAAGCTAAACTGTCGTTTAGCTTGTCGCTTGTCAAGGCGTTCGCGTGCAATGAAAAATTGACGAGGATAGTTATATATGGGATAATCCCTATATAACAAATTAAACCATAGGAGGTAAAAACTATGCTAAGTAGAAAACACTACAACGAGATGGCGAAAATAATAAAGGAAGCTTCTTGGCTAATTGATAAGGGACCACACACTGCCAAGGATGTTGGTATTGACCCTTACGACTTAGTTATGAACTTGGGTTATTATTTTGAAGAGGACAATCCTAATTTCGATTATGAAAAGTGGTGCAATGCTTGTACTCCAGAAGAGGATTAAATAAACAATTAACAAACCATAGGAGGTTGATTATGTAAAGAGAATGACACTAGTACACTTGGGACATAGGACTTACCACTCCTATGGGTTAAAGCCGAGAGCTTCGCAAGAGGCCTCGGCTTTTTCATTGGCCGACACTAGCCACCTAGATCCCAGGCCGTCCGGGCTACGGCTAAGCAAATCCAAGCGACAAGTCGTACGACTTGTCGCTTGGACGAAGGCGTTTGGGCGATTGACAAATTTACAAGGAATTTAATTTCGCCTCAAGCTCGGCGTAGCTGGGAATCACAAATCCAACAGACAAGCCATGGGCGATTAACTCATCAACGAGGGACGAAGGATAAAGATAGAGCTGAGATTTTTTAGGTTGCCCTTGGACGAGGGACTTAACCAAGATAAAACAAGGAGAGTTCTTTCTAGTTTTATGGAAGGCAATTTGATGTGGAGAGATTTTTATTCGTTTACTTTTTGTTACTTTTAATTCAATCGTAAAGAGAACGCCATTTTCAGTAGTGCCTAATAAATCTGGAACGCCTTGAGTTGCCCACGACTCAATCCTTAACCATTGTATTTTATTGACATTTTTCTTGAGTTGTTGATAAAAATTCTTTTCGGGAGTGCTAGACATTTATATAAGATATTTATTGATATTTCACAGCACACGAGTATAATTATAGAAGGAGTAAGTCATAACGATTTACTAATTTAAAACAATTATTTATAGGAGTAAATAAATATGAAAAAATCACCTATGAGACTTAAAGATCGAGAGGTCTTAGTCAATAAAATAGCAAGAGGAGTGGAGGCAGAGAATTTGAAAGTTCTTACCAAAGCAATCGAAAAAAACAGAAACTATAAAACGGCAAAAGTTTATAGTCTTGATGTGGAAATTTTAAAAGATAAGCGAAACGAACTTATCAATAAAATTAATGAGAAAGAACGTCAGATTAAAGACTTAGTTGAAAAAGTAAATAAGGCATTGCCTATCAAACAAAATGAAAACCATTACGGGTTTGAAGTAGGTTTGAGATATAGCACTTCCAATTACGATAAATATGACGGCTTAGCCATAGTAAGTGAAATAGGTTGGACATTAAAAGATACCATAATGGAAGAAGTATCTTTGGCAACAATGGACAGTTATTGCCAAGAAGATATTTTTGGAATTATAGAAAAACTTACAGCACAATTTTCAGGAGGTAAGTAATGGGTGAAATGAGTTGGATTTACCACGAATTGGAACGAGCAGAAAGTGAAATAAAAGCTCTCAGCTCTAGGGCATTTCTTGGAGTAGAACATCACTGGACAGAGGATAAAGAATTTGTCCATGAATTAAAGGGACTTGTTTCAGCTCAAACTTATACGTTTGTGGTTGCACAGGTAGAGGCAGACTGGCAGGACTTTCTCAGCGATCAATTAGTTAAATACGGGGAGGGCTAAAAGAACATTTGCAAAGATAGAGGTTGCGTACAAAAGATCGGCTCGGAAGAAGTACGCCTAACATTATTCTTCTTGGGTATTTAGCGATATCCTATAAAACAAAAACCTCGAACTTGCTTAACAAAGGAGACAAACATGGATTATAAAAAAGAAGAAATCGAAGAATATTTTAATGACTACATTAAAGAAAATAAGGAATACTTAAAAGAAGATAAGTATTGGAAAGACGAGTTACACCACCACGCTTTTAATGAGGACTATTACATCATAGGAAATTATCAAGCTAAACAATGGCTAGGAGATATGGCTTTTGATGTTATAGAACATATTAGAGAATATGAGAACTTTCATTTTGGCGAAGTCAATACGGATTTTTCTAGCCCAGAGAACGTTGTAAATATGTACGCTTATATTATTGGTGAAGAAGTTGTACAGGAATACTTAGCAGAATTAGAAGAGGAGCAAGAAGTATGAAAGACAAGCAACAAGTAATTAAAAAAGCAGACAAGCAACAAGTAATTAAAAAAGCAGAATGGGAACTGTGGCACTTAGATTGTGCTTGGGAATATATCAAGGAATATGTTTTTAAAGATGGTAAACCAGCAATTTACACGGAAAATTACAAGCGACTAGATGATGCTATAGATTATATTGACAAGTTTATAACAGAAAAAACGGAGGAAAAATAATGGAAGAAATAGTAAAAATATTAGACCAATATCATGTAGACGATTTTGATTATGTGCTTATCAAAATTCTTCAAACCATAGTGGAGCAAAGAGAACTTAGAATGGCAGAGGAGGAAGCATGAAAAGATATAAAGTTACAGCATACGCACTTAATCATGTTTGGTATCGTGAAGAATGGATTATAGAAGCAGAATCGCAAGAAGACGCAATTATAAAAGCCGAGTTGCAAGAAGGTGATTTAATAGGAGAAGGCAAAGGAGACGTTGAAACTTGTCGAGCAAGTTTTGACTTTGACCATATAGAAGAACTTGAAAAGGAGAAAGCATGAAATATACAATTAAATTTGGTATGGCAAGAGCTTATTACACACCTGAATTACCTGAAAATACTAGGTCAAAAACTTTTACTAATAGAAAAAAAGCAGAGAGTTATTGGGATAGATTAGATAAATTTACTTTTAAAGATCCTATTCTTTCTGAGTTTGATTTAATAGCTTGGAAGGATTGGATTGAGGAGGAAGCATGAAACACACTCCAATTAAAAGTAAGCCCACTTGGGAACTAAGAGTCATGATAAGGGCTTTATCAATGATGCCTTCGCTAAACACGGAAGCAGAGAACGAAAGACTTGAGGAAGCCAAAGAAGAATTAAGAAGGAGACAAGCATGAGTAAATTATTAGAAGCAGTTAAAGAAGCAAGTATATCTGTTGCTTGTTTGCTTGATGATGTTGCAGTTAATAAAGATGATATTTTAAATGGTGAATTAGATTTAAATGAACTGCAAAAAGATATTGAACATTTACAAAACCAGATAACAATAATAGAAAATAGTTTAGATGAACGATACTCATTTTGGAGAGCAACATGACTCAATATAATTTACAAGTTGAACGACAAGCAGTTTTATTAGAAGCCGAAGCATGGGCAAAAGAAATAAAATCCTATCACTATCACAGCTTATCAAACATGTGGTATGACACTAGACCAGAAGACACTTCTGATGGCAAATATGTCAGAGACACGCAATACAATGATGAAAGCATTGAAAGGGAATTAGAAGACGGCACGATTGTTTATTTAGGGACTAAACTAACAGGGGACGCACTCATCAACAAATACTTGGGCAGATGAAATATATTTTTCAACATCAAAGCGACGTGCTTAACAGATTAGTTGAATGGACTTGGAAAGATGAACGAGCATTTACTTGGAAAACTTACAAGCCAAAAATTACTGACGTAAAAATCCTAACCGAACTCACCAATGACGAGAAAAAATTAGTCAAAGCAGAACTTCACCAGCAAATCATGGACAGGGAACACCCACCCAAAAGCGACAAGTCTAAGATTCGTGTTCTATAATCTTACTCTCGTTTATACTCTCATCTAGTAACGGCTTGTAGTCTCCTACAAGTGTTTTAATCTTACTTTTAATTTCTTCTATGGAGAGGCTTTCCAGGGATCCCGTACGGATCTCTTTACGCTCAACATACAAGCCAGCCGCACGCCCTCGTTGCACTTCGGCAGCAACAGCAGAAGTAAAATTACCTTTTTCAATAGCTAAGTCTCTGATCTCTGCAAGTTTTCTTATG